ACTTAACGTGTGTTTAACACGTTCTATTGGCTTAACTAATCTAAAGAGCCTTTACTCTTCTAGATCAGCCACAGTAAATCTGTGATACCTGACTAGACTTGAAGTAGACCGTGTGGTTGATTACCACCCGGTGCTGACTACATGCCTTCGGTACCCTGCAGAGTCACTACTGCATGCATTGGGAGGGCTAGCCCCCCGCCCCTTTGTAGGGACGAAGGTCGTAGTACGTACCTTTAACCATAAATCTGTTAAAGCTACAAACACAAAAAATATAGTGACTAGAAAGGACCGTTCTTACGGTACCTTTAAGTCTCTGCTAAGGAGTCTCTGCCGTTTGGCAAAAATCATCTTAGCACTGTATTCTAATGTTTCCAGCGTAGATTTATCTCAGGTCGTAGACGAATATCGAGATTTTCTCTTTTCACTAAGTGACTCTAGAGGTATCCCATTTATGGTGTCCTACAATAAATTATGTAGGAACGCCATTATGAGGTATATCTCCGGAGAACCTCTTAATGATGTTCCAGGGGTAAAGCTTATTGAAGGGTGGCCCGAAGGGCTCCTTTTCCTTAAGCCTTTATCCACCGATAGTGAAGGGTGTAAGGCCTTGTTAACTTTGCTAACGTTAACAAGAGCCATCCTCTTAAAACCGGTACTTGACCTTTCGACAATCATTGAGCCTTGGACCGGAGAAGATAATATATCTTCTTCCGAATTCCAAAGGGCTATGATAAGTCTGAAGGTCCGATCTGGACAGGTAGATGAATGAAGCTTTCCTCACCTATCTACTAAGAAAGGTCCACAGGGTCAAGCGATTCTGTCTTCGCTATCTGAACTTACCTTACTTCCTCAGAAACTAATAGATTCTATTATACTATTAGGAGGAAATAAGCTGGGTGTCATGATTAGAGAGAACATAGAAGCGCTTGATATTGTAGCGGCTGTTAGTCCGCTACTTAAACCCCTGGACTCTTCTGTAGCTAGGTGGTGAGCCTCTCTTTATCCACCAAAGAGTAAATCTTTTCGAAAATTATCCTACTTCGCTGATAAGGAAGGAAAAGTTAGAGTTATTGGGATTCTTGATTATTGGTCTCAATCATGCTTAAGACCTCTTCATAAACGGGTCAACCGTCTATTGAAGAATCTTAAATGTGATTGTACCTTTGATCAGAACCGTTTTACCTCTATCTTACCGACTCTTAGGTTAGGTTCAAACTCTTATCATTCTCTGGATCTTTCCGCAGCCACCGATAGGATGCCTATTGCCCTTCAAAGAAGGGTAGTAGAACATCTCTACGGTTCCCGCGAAAAATCCGAGAATTGAGTTTCAATACTAACTGAATATCCGTTTAACATCTCCGGACAAAAATCCGAAGTGTTTTACGGAGCTGGCCAACCAATGGGTGCATATTCATCCTGACCTGTGATGGCATTAACTCATCATCTAATAGTTCAGGTGGCTGCTCAAAGGTGTGGTCTTAGCGGTTCAAGGCTTCGACCCACCTTTGAAGCATACGCCTTATTAGGAGATGATATCGTTATTGCATCAGACTCGGTTGCTTCGGAATATAGGAAAATCCTGGCTTCTCTTCATATGCCGGTCTCTTTTGAGAAAACTCACGTTTCTAAAACAACGTTTGAATTCGCAAAGAGGTGGTTTCATGAAGGTAAAGAAGTTACAGGATTCTCTATATCCGGTATTTCTTCGGTGTGGAAAAGCTATCCACTACTTCAGAATTACTTAAACAACCAAGCAAGTCATGGATGAGTGTTACCAATTGAACGGCACCCTGATCTAATCCGGGCACTACATAAAGTTTTGTCACGTTCGTTCATTAATGAAAAAGTTGAACGAATGATAAAACTGTATATGGTGTTCAACCAGCTCTTGACCTTAAAAGGTCAGAATAAAACGGGGTACTTGGCTCTGCATAACGCATTGCTTGAGTACTTCGGTTTTAATCTTTTTGAAAAGTTGATTTCTGATCAACCTATAGATATCATAAAACTGATATATATTGAATCAAAAAGAAGACTGGTGGAAACGGACCTGTATTCTTTTCAGAAAGATGTTTATATAGTTAATGCTAAACTAAATAACTTCGTTTCGTCTAGAATATCAGAGGCTAGGGTCGATCATGCCACAGCTGAGTTTCTGAAAGAAACTCTTTCTGTTGTCTTAAACTGAAACCATCCAATGGTAATTAGCTTAAATAGTCTAATTGATATGTCCACTGAGTTCTTATTGAACTACTGGGACGAATCAGTTAGTTCCGACTTCTTATTTGAAGTTGGGCTATCTAAGTATAAAGTATCAAAGGGTGTTTTCTCTATGAGGGCATCGTCAAGCATAATATTAGCTGAGTCAGCCGTCCTTAAGGCTTTTCTTACCACGTCCAAAGATTTCATTGAGGGGAAGATTTCTCCCTCGTTGAATGATTCTGGATTCATGGTATTAAAACCTGTAAGTCCGCCGGATCCATAAAGGATCCAGTAGCGGCTGTGAG